AGGCGTTCGCAGATCGGAAAGCGCCCATCGAGCAGATGCGCCTGAACACGTTATCGAGTCGGAGCGGCATGGTGGTCGAGAGCTGTGGCAGCCGCTGGTTCGCCACGACGACGTGATGCGTAATCAATTGTTGTCCAGGGCTGGATTCGAGCCACTGCCGCACCGGTCCAACGAGTGCTATCCGTGCATCAATGCGAACATTGACGAACTTCGGGTGCTGACCGAGGACCGCATACAGATCATCGACATCACCGAGCAGCAGCTTGGGTTCACCAAGAAAGGCAAGGCGCGGGTCATGTTCCGGCCTGGGCGTAGAAAGAATGCCGTGGGTATTCGCGCCGTTCTGAAGTGGGCGGACGCTCCAAGAGCGCGAGATCAGATGCAGTTGTTTCCGATCAACAAATGCGACTCAGGCTATTGCGGTGGCTGACCAGCCATCCGCCTGACCAACCCAAAAGTAACCTCCAGAGGTTACATCTCGAAAAGTAACCTGAATGGGTTACAGGGACACTCAAATGAAAGATCTGATCTGGCGCCTGCTTGCCAAGCTGCTGGCGCGCCCTGCGGTTGCCGACTGGTTGATTGCCCGCGCCCAGCGCACGCCTTACCAGCACATCATGTCCGCCGACGGCACCGAGATGTACATGGGCCGCTGGTGGCTGTTCAACCCGTACGACCGCATGACTCACAAAGGGAAGCTGGTGTGGTTCCCGTGGTCGATTCGGATTCACCACATCAAGCGGCCGGACGCTGATCGCGATCTTCATGATCACCCATGGAACGCCCGTACCGTGATATTGCGGGGCTTCTACAAAGAAGAGCGCCGAAGGTTCTGGGTGGTTGGCGGATATACCGACATCCCGGTATGGCGAGAACCTGGTGACACAGCCGAGTTGCAACATGGCGAATTCCACCGCATCGACGAGGTGTCGCCGAATGGAGTGTGGACTCTATTCATCACCAGCCGCTGGAAAGTTGACTGGGGCTTCATGGTGAACGGCAAGAAGGTTGATTGGCGCATCTACACAGGTGAGAAGCCATGACCGTCTATGTCGACAACGAACAGATCCCCTACCGGCGCATGAAGATGTGCCACATGCTCGCCGACACCGAGGAAGAGCTGCACGCCATGGCCGCCAAGATCGGCATAGCGCGGCGCGGGCATCAGTTCCCCGGCTCGGTGAAGAGCCACTATGACATCTGCCTGACCAAGCGCGCCCGCGCCGTACAGCTGGGCGCCAAGGAAATAGACCGACACGAACTGGTCGCGCTGATCAAGTCTCGCCGCGAGGCAATCATCCAAGCCGCCAACGCCGCCGACCAGGGCGAAGTGGGCACGTATCCGCAGGAGGCGTAATGGCAAAGCCAGTCGTACGAACCAGGACAGGTGCAAAGGTCACTCTGACCATCGAGTTGAGCAACCTCGGCTCCTGGGGGCCAGGTTGCAATCTCGAGCAGGTTTACAAACAGGCACTTGAGGCGGCAGAGGGTCGAATCAATCGTGCCTTCAAAGACGACAAGCAGGGCATTCGCTTGCTCGGACCGGTTGTCGTCCAGGCAATAACCACTGACCTGGAGCAAAGGCGATGAATCAGGAATGGAAATTGGTGCCGGTTGAGCCGGATCAGATTCACCAAATGGCTTTTGAAGAAGGTCAGCCAGCAGAAAATGGCGACGGCTATCTGTTCACCGCCGAAGAGTTTGACCTGTTCGTTGATCGGCTGCTCACCGCCGCAGCCCCTGTGCCGTCTGCTGGCGGGGAGGTTGGCATAATCCAGTGCTGGGCATGCCGAAGCGAGTTTGCTCTTGAGGCTATGGAGTCAAACGACGGGTGCTGTCCTGCCTGTGATTCTGAAATAGACCTTGGCGGGTACGTCACCCGTTTCCAGGCCGAGAACGCCGCACTCCAGCAGCGCTTGAACGTGGCGGATCAGCTTGTTGACGACCTGAAAAAGGACAAGGAGCGGCTGGACTCGCTGGAGGCGAACTTCTGGGACGTGCGTCATCACAGCAGCGCGCTTGGCGATACCGGCGACTATACGTCCTGCGTTGAGATCTTCGGGCGCTGGATGGACAAACCGCATGAGCGCGTGATCGGAGAGAACTACGACGAGAACCTGCGCGCTGCCATTGACCAGGCAATGACGGCAGATGCCTACCCGCCAGAGCGGCCGGAATATCCGCAACTCGATGTGGCGTTGAGCGACGAAGACTGGCATATGAACCCATGCAAGCTCGGGCATCGCGATGTCGGTGCGTGCGGCGGCAAGGCCTTCTGTCACACCTGCGACGAGACGATTACTGCGGCCACGACTCAAAAAGCCTTCGAGCAGTGGAACGCAACGCACCCAGTCGCCCCGCAATAACCCCGCCGCCCGTTCGGCCCCACCCTATCCCTATTGCCTGCTGCGTATGCGGCGAGGACGAAGTCATGCCTCAACATAACCCTGAACTTGCCCCGCTCTTCAATCTGTTCGGCCTGAGCAGCAACCATTCCCTTTCGACGCTGCTAGCCAACGTCGAGAACTGTAAGCGGCATTCAGACCTGCTCCATGCGGTCGAGCGGCAGTTTTTCACAGTGCCAGGAAAGCCATCGGGCGATCCTGACGACGAGGGCTTCGAGCATTCTGACGAGTGTCTGCTCAACAGCTGGGGTTCGACCACTGACCAGTACCTCAATCAGTTCCGGGCGGCTTTGCCAAGGGTGATGATCAATGCCGGATGCGACCCGGCAAATGCTTGGATCGTATGCGCAGACCAGCTTCCAGAGCTGGACACCCCTGTGTGGATTCGCACCGCTGACGACCTCATCGTCATCGCTGAGCGCGGATCGAGCACCGACGGCTGGATGTGGTCAGCCTGCTACGGGCATTTCTTCGCAGATGGCAAATGGGATGCTTTTGACGGGGACGCAAGCGACGAATACGAGCCAACACACTGGATGCCGCTTCCTGTTCCGCCGGAGTACGTCAGCCAACAGGCGCCGCTGTGAGTAAGCGCGCGGTTCACATGTACCCCTGGGATGGCGGGACCGAGGCGGATCAGGATCCGCCCGAGCACGTCTACTGTGGCACCGAAGGAAGCATGGAAGACGAGCAGCTTACGGGCGACTGGCGTTACGTGACCTGCAAGCGCTGTCTCAATATCCGGGCGAAGGAGCTGGCCGCCCGGGCAGCTGAAGAACGAGAACAGAAGGTCCGTCTTTTCGACGAGGCGCAGGCAATCACCCTCACCCTCGGCCACGCGAACATCTCCACCGCGATCAAATGTCTGATCAGGGAGCGCAACGAGCTCAAGACTGAACTCGACCGGGTTCGGGCGGATCGGGACGCGCTGCTGGAAGCAGGAGCCGACCTTCTATGATCCCGCGCACCGGCTTCCTGCGTCGCCGCCTCGAAGCGGCGCTGACCCTTCTAGCGGCCTGGCTGCTCGCCGGGCGCAACGTCCAGCGGGCCGGCGTCGTCTCGCGCCGCGACAACAACGACATGGGCTACATGGCCGAAAAGCTGGAAGGCATCGCCGACCGCATCAAACGCCAGTACCCATAACCCCTTCCCCATCCATCCACATGCCTGCCGCTGTACGGCGGGCGGGAGATACGCATGCCTGAAATAAAGTGCGCCTACGGGCACGTCATGAGCATTGGCACGGACGAATGGGTCGGCCAACTTACCCTCGACCAGATGCGCTACGCGCGACAACAGCTGCACGACAAGATTGAGGCCGCAGAGCAGCAGCCGCGGCGAACGGTGTGGCTCGTCGACGGAGGGATCACCGTTGAGGCCTGGTATCGCGAGGAAGAATACGAAAAGGCTGCCGACCACCTGGTGAGAATTTACAAAGGGGCGTTTGTCTCCGAGGCAAAAGACTTCAAGGGCGGCCCCGGCGCGATTCACAACTTCAGGCAGGCAATGCCGCATGTGGAGCCGCGCCGCGTAACTCAGCTTGAATACGAGACCGAATGGTTTCCACCACTCAACCCCGCATAGACCCCGGACGGAGGTAGCCATGTCCTTGATTTCAGTTGAGCAGGCGGCAGGAATGCTTGGCGTGAGCCGGGCGACGGCCTATCGCATGGCTCAAGACCACATCATCCCCACCGTTCGCATGCTGAAACGAGGCGTGCGCATCCACCGCGAACAATTGCAAAAGATGATCGACGATGCCGCCACTGCTAGTATCCACGGCGCGGGCGGCGTATCGGAGGAACCGATATGCCCTACAAAAGAGAAGACTCCCCGTATTGGTGGATCTTCGTCAAACAAGCAGATGGAAAACGAGTTAGACGCTCTTCTGGCACTGCCGACTTCGCGGCGGCAAAGGCAATAGAGCAGCAGGCCCGGGCGGATGCCTGGAAGGAAAAGGAATGGGGCGTGAATCCGCCCCGGTCGTTCAACGAGGTCATGCTTCCATATTTGCGCCACGCCAGCCAGCACCAGCGCAGTTACGAAACCACAACCCACAGAGTGAAAGCGTTGCGCGCCTATTTTACCGGTTCGGTGATGAATGACATAGGCGCAAAGGAGATTCGGGCATACACCGCCAGTCGGATCGATGCGGGGGCTTCACCTGCGACGGTCAATCGGGAGCTCGCGGCGCTGTCGGCGGCGATCAACTGGTGCAACACCGAACTGGAATGGGGCCTGCCCAACGCGGTGAAGGGTCGGACATTGAAAGAGCCCGAAGGCCGGGTGCGCTGGCTGACGCGCGCCGAAGTGGAATCACTCTGCCGAACCGCGCGAAAACAACGCAACGGCGCCCTGCTCGATGACTTCATCCACCTGGCGGTCAACACCGGGTGCAGGAAGGAGGAAATGCTGGGGCTGGAATGGCGCCGGGTGGATCTGGTCAACAAGCTGATTCATCTGGAAGGGAAACACACGAAGGCAGGGAAGCGGCGAAGCATTCCACTGAATGAGGGCGCGCTGGATGCGCTGAAGGGACGGATGGCGTATCGGGCTGAAGCTTGCCCGGCGTCACCCTGGGTATTCGCCCGAAGCAGTGGCGAACGAGTGGCATGCATAAGGAAGGGATTCGAGGCGGCGTGCGAACGGGCGGGGATCAACGATTTCGTGATTCACGATCTGCGTCATACGTGCGCGGCACATTTGATCAGCGCGGGGGTTGCGCTGGCAGAAGTTCGGGATTTGCTGGGGCACTCGACGATCACCATGACCGAGCGATATGCGCATCTGGCGCCGGCTCGGGTGAGGGATGCAGTCGGGGTTCTGGACGGGTTGCGTGAAAAGCCGAGTTCACGCTCAGTTCACGCTGATGTTCCAGTGTCTCAAGGGAAGGTAGCGCTAAAGCTCGTAAGCCCTTGATATATATAATGGTGCGGACGGAGAGACTCGAACTCTCACACCTTGCGGCGCTGGAACCTAAATCATCCTAACCAACTGAAAAGCTTTATCTATCAACAGTATACGCCGCCCGCAACCGGTTACGCTGTCTCAAGAAGGGCCGCATTGTACACGCTGGCAATCAGCGTGACTCACGTTTTGTACACGGACATGAATTTCCCTCTCTTTATATGCACGCGCTCGCGTGCGCCATTCCCGGCGTCCTGCCGACGTTCACCCTTCCCCTTTTTCCAATTTCTTCGCCGCCTTCACCTGCAGCCACTCCCGGGTCAGCAACTCCTCGGCGACATGGCTGTAGGCAGCGTCGGCAAGCTCCAGCATTTCCCGAAGCTCTTCCTCGTCGATGATTCCGAGCCTGCCCAGTGCCATCGCGTGCCCGGCCAGTTCACCTGCCCAATGATCGATCGCACACTCTCGCCGCGCCTCGTGCTCGAGCAGGTCGTGCCAGATCTTCAATTCTCGCTCTTTGACGTCCATGCTCAATTCCTGTCGTGGTCCCGGATACTGTAGGTGACCACGCCCCATACCTCGAATTCATCGTTCTCAAGGATGTAGCGCGCCGGGTATTTGGAATTCGCTGATGTGAGCACCGGCATTCCGTCGACGAACGACAGGTATTTCACCAGCGGATCGCGGTTGACCAGGGCAATCACGACTCTGCCGGCGGAAGGCTCCATGCCCTTATCCACGATCAGGATGTCGCCGGAAAAGATTCCGGCACCCTGCATGCTGTCGCCTTCCACCTTTATTAGGTAGGTGCCAGGAGCGCGGATGTTGAGTAGCTGGTCGAGAGAGATTTTCTGTTGATCGAAAAGCATGGCGAAGCTCGCAACTGTATATGCGTACAGTTAACGAGACACGCAGGAGCTGGGTCAATACTGTATGGGATGACCGCCGACAGATGACATCACTGCTTGGTCATGGAGTCGAAGGAGCGCTCACAGGCAAATCCGGCCCTACGACTTGCTGTAAGCGCTGTCGCCAGTTCGCCCGCATATCCATCAGCTTCTGATCGCAACTGGGCGAGCAGATCGGCAAGGTCTCCGATTGTTTTGCCTCTGCTGGCAAGGCGGGAATTGAGGGCGGCGCGATCGGCAAGCAGCTTGTTGGTTTGCCCGCGCAGGCTGTCAACATCAGCACGCTGCTGAGCAGCAAGAGCATCATCTTTCTGTTTTTGATCGGCTGCATCGTTGCGCACCTGGTCAATGTCGCGTTGGCGTTGCTGTTCGATTTCTCGGGCTTTCTCGCTGGCTACAGCAGCCTTCTTTTCGATGTCAGCCCGGTAATCAGAGTATTCGGCGCGGACGTGAGCCAGCGTCAGGGTTTGGTAGCCGAGTCCTAGCGCCAGCGCGATGATCAGCGCGACCACGCCCCACGCCCAGACCGGGACCAGCTTCAGGGCGGCGATCATGCTTTGCTCAGGAACAATGCTTGTTCGGCGGCGCGGCGCTTGGTCAGCCCGGGCAATTCCTTGCCTGCCGCCTTGTTCCAGCGCGGGAACTGATCGGCGGCGCGGGCATAATCGCCAGCGTTGAGCAGCTTCAGCAGCGTCGACGATGCGAGATTGGCCGATCCAAGGTTGTAGACGAAGCTCATCAGCGCGTCCCACTGGTTCTGGCTCAGAGGCACCTTCACCAGCGCGGCCAGCTCAGGCTCGAAACGCGCAACATCGGCCTTGAGGTATTGCTCGGCTTGTTCAGCGGTGATCTTCATCCCAGGCTTCACTCCGCGAGTTGTGCCATATCCGATCGTCCATGGTTCGCCGCCGGTGGCTGGATCCGGATACGCTGTCAAGCGCAGCCCTTCGGACGACTTGATCAAGTCGATGCCTTTCTGCGATGCGTGCATTCACTTTTCTCCAGGCGAAAAAAAACCCGCACTTGGCGGGTTTGTTTTTAAATTCTTTGCGGAAGTCTATCGACCGAGGTCTGCAAGGTACTTCTGGACCAGATCGTTAATGGCTGGGACATACTTCAACGCGAAGTCATTGTGGATCTCGTTTCTGTCGTGCTTATCAAACAGGCCTTCGTGATAGCGAATAAACTTGTCGCGTGCGTCGATCGACCGGTTTGCGTTGCCTCGTAGCTTCTTGACTGCCCACTCTTCTTTGCTTCTGGTGAAGTAGTGGTTTATCACTGCGACGTCGGTTCGGATCTCCGGCGAAATTCCCTGCTCACCAGTACTGAAAACGAATTCTTGCCCATCTGAATAAACCTGCTTTCCGGTGGTAACAGGGGCGTGAATATGCATTTCTTTCACGGCCGATGGCCGAACGAAGGATTTTACATGCCGATTGATGGGGAAATCAGGCTCCGAGCACTGCTGGAACCTTTCAAGCACCAGGCCTTTGGTCCTTTTCTCATGGCCGGACGATCCGAAGATTCTCCAGTTAAGGCAGACAGATGACACGTCATCACCGAAACCCTCCATGAACTGGTGAACGTCCTCATGCTTATTGAGAACCAAGAATTCGTCTGCATCGCAGAAGAGCATCCAGTCTGCATCGGTACGAGAAATCGCATCCTCATAAGCGCTTATCTGAGGGGACTTCTTGTCTAATGACGGCCAGGGAGTGAAGGTTAGTGAACCTGACTTATCGAGGGTCTTAAGCAACGTTGCAGTTCGATCAGAGCTGTCGTTTTCGTAGACAAAGATTTGATCGAAGCCAAGAGAGGTGTAATGAGCAACCCATTCATGGATATACGGGGACTCATTTTTCATGATCGCGCAGCAGGCAATTTTCTGTTTGTTTTTTGGCTGTATATCCGTCATGCGGTGCTCTTGCTGGTAACCAGGTTCAGGGCGGCAGCATACCTTCATACCCTGACCCATTCAAATCAGATGACCAGCCGTCAATCCGAGATGCAGGGCGTCACAGCAGGCACTGCTCTATTCTGTGACGCGCTACGCTCATGGCTCTCCGCCAGTTCATGACTGTGACGTTGCCGCCTCATTATTAAGCAATGCTGTCAATCGGGCGATCTCCGATTGCGCCTCTTGATGCTGAGTGTTGAGGGACTCGATCTGCTGTCCAGCCGCGATCAGATCTCGCTGAAGTGAATCATTCTGCAGCAGCGCAGCACTGGCAACACTGCCGAGCTTGTCGGCAAGTGAAGCGCCCTCCTGACCGATGGCAGTCGCCAATGGAACAGGCGGGTTCTCGACGGCGCTGACGACATCACCATCACGAAGAATCTCGGTGATGCTACGGAAGTGCGCCCCCAGACTGCCATCTTCATTGATGCGGATGAGTATTTCGTAATCGCGTTCACGTTCGGTAAGGGCCATGGGTTAACTCACGGTGGTTGTAGTATTGAGGATTTGCCAGACTGTCCCGTTTGAGCGGCAGCGCTTTGAGCCGCCGGTCGCGTTGGTTACGTCGATTTCATATCCGTTGAAGGCGGCAGCGGAAGGCAGGGTAGTAAGCGTGAACTGCCCGGGCCGGAATGCTCCGGCGGTACGGGTAGATGGAGCGTTGAAGACAACATCAGCGGCGTTCAACTGGTAGGTGCCAGAATCAGCCACGCCAGTGCCGCCGGAAATGATAGCGCGGGCGGCCCTCGCCGCCTGTCCATTGAAGAAATCAGTGAAAGCAGGTCCTGACACGCCGGTATTTTGCGGCCCCTGACTGACTGATCCATCGTCATTGATGCTGAACAGCGTCACACCCGCGGCGTTTACCATCCGCCTGGCGCCATTCTGGTATTTGATGTTTGCGCGCTGAAGTTCGTACTTCGTGGACGAGCCAACGATTGTAGGAAAGACAGACAGCATCGAGTCCACTTTCCCGGTGACGGTGTTGTTATCCGTACCCGCGCCAGACTCAGTGAACGGTACACCGAGCCCTGAGCAATTGATGTTAACCAGGTTTTCAGTGGCGTTCAGTGTGCCGTCCAGGGCAGTGGTGATAGGGCCAAAGTAGGCGGCGACAAAGTCAGAATTTACGGTCAGCGCCGGGTTGACGCCGCGGGCATTCACGTCGATCTGGCACCCTTTAGAGCCCCTGAACCTTGCTGCCGAGGAAGATGCCGAGCTGTATCCGGCGATGCTCACACCCATCTGCTCTGCGTTCACGAAACCCTTCACGCATGATGCAGCGTTCAAAAACAACGGATGCTCAACGCGTTTCGCGTTCACCCCGACTTCGAATCCATGACCGGAGTTGGCCGATGCGTAGTCAGTGATATCGGCGGTACCAGTGGAAACACCGGTCACGCAATCGACTGCTGTAGCGTGAAACCTCCCGCTTTCAAATCTGCGCTTGACGATAACAGCGCCATTGCATTTGCTGAAGTTGCCATCCACGTCAGCGAACTGCCCGGCCGTCCCAGCGAAATTCCTTGAGATGTAGATCCCGGTATCCCGGGCGCCGATGGACTCATAGATACGCGCAAAAATGCTCGAGGGTCCGCCAATAAACAGATGGCTGTCGCTGCCGGAGTTCAGCCAGTCAGGACCCGAATAAACCCGGTCCAGCTCAACGTGACACATCGAGCAGTTCGTAGCATTTACACTGAATGTGTCGTTTGCGTAGGCCACATCATATGGCTGGTTGTGGGAGTCAAAGCGCCCACCACGCCATGAGAACGACTGATTTGGCGTGAGCCCAGTGCTGATTGCCACCATCTTAACGCCGGCGCCCGGAAAGCCCGAAGCCGCGATGAACTCGGCGCCCGGTGAGCACGTAACCGAGAACGAAGCTGTCAAGGCAGTGGTTACACCAGTCGAAAGGCTGTACTTGCCATCGCTAACCACACCCGACCCGCCGAGCGCCCCGAGGATTTTAAGCCAGGCGTCCACCGCAGGTTGTGCATCAACTACGCCGGTTTTATCTGGCTGGAACCAGTCCAGCGCCAATGCCCCGTAAAACTGCCGGATCCAGACCACTCCGCCAGCCCCGACGATAATGGTCGCACCGTTATCGACGTAGCCGCCAACGACCCCAAGACGAATGAAATCGCCAGCAACACCGCTCTGGGTGATTTCAACGCGAGAAGCCAGGCCCGCATAAGCGCGGAGCGCTGCATAGTTTGCGAGTTTTCGAGACAGGAGGGTTTGCGCGCCGAGGTCCGTCCCATCATAGGGAATCAGAGCGGCTCCTTTCGCTGGATCGCCTCCATCCGTGATGGCATCAATTGCTTCGATGCTGTCGTTGGCTGCCCAGGCGCCCGATTTGTAGAGATATTCTGACTCATCCTCGGTGTTGAAGTATCGGTCACCTACCTGCAGAGGAAGCCCGTCGTCGCGGGTCACAGGCGGTACAGCAGCTGGAGCTAAGAACCCGGCCGTTCGCGTTGTTGCGACGTCGGCCGCGTCTTCTGCAGCCTGAGCGGCTTCATTTGAGGCGTCTAGAGCGGTCTGCACTGCTTGCGACGACATAGCAGTTTTGCCAGTGTTTACTGCGGCTCCTGCCTCGTTCTTCCAGACAGCATAGATTTCATCAGCGTCAGATGACTGCACCAGGAAGATGCCGCCGTCAGTCGTGGCGGCCAAGCCTGCAGCGGGCGTCTGATAAATAGTGGTGGCGATGCTGATCTTGTCAGCGGCGTCTTCCTGAATGTCGGCGACAACCTGCTTGATGTTCTGGATTGGCCCAGAATCTGTAGGAATAGGTGCCGCTGCCAGGGCGTCATTCCCGAACCGGAAAAGGATATTGCCGCCCACTTCCGCTCTTACGGTGGCGATCTCGAGCCGCTGAGTCTGGTCAGCCATGTGATTTCCTTGGGGCGAATTTGAGGAGCGCGACCATGAGCGGCCGACGGATTGAGTTATGAAAGCCAGTTGCTGGAGAAGAAGTCGCCGCCGCCAGAAATGAGCATGTCGGCTACCGCGTCGAAGATCGTGTCGATCTGGTCGTCGTGGTCGTGGGTATCGTCCGCTGTGAAGGCTGATGCTTCAGTGAGGAACGTCGGAACCCAATCAGTTGGAGCAATAGCAACGCCCCGGTGATCCTTCACCTGGTCGATCTTGTTGCCGTGCTCGTCGTAGATGGCGGGTACGAATACCCGGCCGGACTTGAACCACGGCACCGCATCCATGCAGCGCACGACTTTGTTGCTGGCGGGACCGCGTGGCTGAGGCTGAATCTGGATTGAGCCCTTTTTGCTGATGGTCTGGATCAGGCCGGTACCGCTCGATTTGTCCTCGACCCGCATGTAGCGCAAGGTTGCAGGCCGGAAGTTGTCCCAAGGCTGCCAGCGTTGCCAGACCTTAAGCGCTTCGGTCTCCAGATCTCCGGCATCCCATTTGCCGCGAACGATCTCGATGATGTACAGGTTGCCGTCGATGCCCAGCCCGCAGTGACTGAACACTGAGAAGTCATGCTGCTCGTCGGTCTTCTGGGCGGTGTCGACATACACCCCGCGCCAAACCAGAAACGGCAACTGCTCGTAGGTCGGTAACCAGTCGGCGTCGATCATGCCGCCAGTCAGGGCGATAGGCGACTGCTGGTACTGACTGACGAGGGTGTAAGCATCCCGGTCCCACAGCGCCATCAGGTCGAAGACCGATTCCTTGGCTGGCCAGTAGGACCAATATTCAACTCCGCCACGCACCACGGAAGGCCCGCTGAACACATCGCGCTCCGCGTGCTCCCGGATCTCCCGCGGCAGGCTGTCTATGTACTCGCGCGTCACCAGGGCTGGAACCTTGATGTGCGAGAAATCGAGGCCCATGCCGCCGGCGAGCAGGAAGCCCGATACGTCATCGGTGTGCAGCCGCTGCTGAGTGCAGATCACCGGGGTATCAGGTGACGCCCGCCGACTGCGTAGCGTGTTGACCACGATCCGTTGGGCCTTGGCCCGCATGGTCGCGCTAAACGCGCTGTCGGCTTTTTCCGGATCATCTAGGTTGATGAACCCGCTGAACCCTTCCGAGATGTACCCGCCCCGGACGCCGGTGATCTGCCCGCCGGTGGAGCGGCTGAATATCTGGTGCTTGTTCCGCCCGTTATCGTCGGTGACGATCCAGTTCGCGACGTCCGCCTTCCCCAGAGCGCAGGGCCACAGCTCCTGATATTCAGCACTGGTGATAATCGACTTGATGCGGTTGGAGTTCTCTTCGACCAGCGATTTCGAGTAGGAAACGCTCAGATTGCGCGTCCGTTCGAACTTCGTCATCACGTATGCAGGCAGGTGGATTGACCAGTATTCGGTCTTGGTGCCACCTGGCGGCATGTTGAACACGACGTTCTTGAGCTTGCCCTGCAGGACCTGCTGGGCGGTGTAGTCCATGTAGCGGTGGTGCCAGTTGCACAGGAACTTCATCCCCTGGTTGATCTGGAAAAAGACGCGCATGAACGCGAGCGGGGAATGCTCGCTAATCATTTTGGATGCTTCTTTTTCCTCCCGACTCATTGTTTCCCAGTCGAGAAGCGCGGTCATAAGCGATCGAGGACAGATTCGAGCGTTTTCTTGTCCACCGTGACCTGAGACTTCGTCTCAATAGCCCCGCCGTTCTTGCCGGTCAGTTCAACGATTTTCTTGTCCAGTCCGAGCAACTTCGCCTTGCCCATAGTCGCTCCTACGGCGGCGGCTGCCTGGGGCGTCTCCGCCGATAGCGCTGCCTTGCGCGCCTCTTCCAGCTCAAGCAGAAGGGTGTCAACAGTGATCTGGTGCCGGTCCATCACACGCTCGCGAAGCTCGGCCAGGCGCTCCTGCACCTGAGGCAGTTGCAGGACGTTGTAACCTTCGCGACCGATCGTGGCCGTGGCCATGTTGGCTGTGCTGTAGGCGATGCGGTATGACTCGGCGGCATTCGCTGTTTCAACGTAGGCAAGACAGAACTTTTCCATCTTTTCGCTGAATTTACGCTTGCGCTTCACTTCCATATCACACCTGAGGACTTACCAGTTTCCACTTGTACCCGACCCACTTCGGGATCTTGTTCGCTGTGAAAATTGGAGGTTTGGTTTCGGTCGTTCCGGCTGGCAGCAGCCAGTTTCCGGGAACCATTGGATCGGCGTCGGCCAGCGTCTCACCCATATACCAGCCTTCAGCGTCGTACTGATAAACAGTCTTCTGGCTCATAGGTATCTGATCCACCGCACTTGAACGAGGTTGACTGGGCGGGCTTCAGGGCCACCATTCGAGCCAATGCTGACGACGTGCGTGTGGTTACCTGCCGCAGTCGTTGAAATGGTCTGATAGCCATCCGTGGACAGGTCCCCAAGCACCGCGTTTCCCCCGACAGATGTCGAATCAGCCAAGATTTTTTCACGCTGAAACGTCGTCGAGTGCTGGTGCTCCCCGGCATTACTGGTAGAGGCTGAGTGACCGTGCTGAAGGTTCTGGCTCGGCTGTGGCGTATTGCCGAATGCGCGACCGGTATCTACGCCTCGACCGTCATCAAGCATGCGTGGGAACATGCCGCGCCAATCGGGAAGCCTGAACTGGGTGCTGAGCTCGCCGCCGGTGTTGTAGTCGGTGGCGATTTTGGCGAATAGCTTCGGGTATGCCGATCGGAGCAGCAACGCCCCGTTGCATTTCAGCCAGCCCGAGTCAGGCGAGCCGTTATGGGCGACGTCCTTATATTCACCAACGGTGAAACTGGAATACAGGCTCGCGCCGATCAGACGCCAGTACGCAGCGCTGCTGGGAGGTGAATTGCCGACATTGCCGTCTGCGATCGACTCGTAATAGAGGCCGTCTTCTGCAAGGCAAGGAGCCCCGATGGAGTAAACAGCCTCGTTATGCCAGGTCATCGCGCCATGGCGCTCGATGTCCTGCAGCGCTGAGTCGACCCGGTTATGCCAATAATTCTCCTGGCCGGCAGGAGGTGCGTCCTTGTCCTGGCCGCCTTCCCAGCCGGTGCCGATCCTTAGGTCACCGGGGTTCTGAAAAACCGTCGAAACATTCTGCGTCTCAACGTCTTCTGCCCAGCGCTTGTTAAAGGCTTGTCTTGCCATCAGGACACATCTCCGGGCAGTGTGAAGTTTGCAAAGTTGTAGATGCGGTCAGAGGCCTGCTCGATCGCGGCGATGTTTGTCGGCAGGATGAATATCTGGCCGATGCGCGTACCTTGCGGGCGAGGAATGATGTCGAAGTTGTCGAGCAGGTACTGCGTGGTGTTGTCGAGCTCTGAGGCGATTCCGATGTCGAATGACTTGTCGCCGTTGCTTGCGAGCGCGGTCACCTTGACGCCGATCACAATTTCGAGAAGCTGAATGATGCTGTCGCTGGTGCCGTCGCTGACATTACGTGCGATCTTGGCCTTGATCAGCTTCCGGTACAGGTCATTGTTGAGCGGCGCGTCGACCGCGGCACCATCACCGATGTAAGGAGCGACGTTGTAATTGGTGTAGCTGTCGTTCCCTGCGTAGCCGAAGACGTCATATGCTGCCCCGCGAAGGATCGGCCGAGGGATTCCCACAATACGACCGATCACGTCCAGCTGTTCGCCGGTTACCGTATCAACGTCGTAACTGCCGTAGATCTGGTCGATAGCGGGTTCCAGGCTATCGTTGGCGACCTGAGGCAGATGCGTCAGCCACTTCAGCATGAGTGGCTTGCCGCGATACTGGTTGATGATCCGCTTCTTCGCCCGCTCGACGTGGTCCATGTTCATAGCGTCACCGTAACGTCGATGTTGTCAGGATCGAAGGTGGCCATCTGCGCGATACCCGGCTGGATAGGCGTTAAGCCTTGGCTTACGGCGCTGGTCCCGATCGTCAGGCTGATGATGTAGCTGTCGCCGTACTGCCCAAGGATCTTGTTGACGGGTGTGTACAGTCGGCCTACCGGAACAAGCTCGCCTATGTCGTAGCCGCCCTGGTTGAATCCGGACACCGATTCGCCGGCAAATAGCGACTTGGTCGAGTCCTCGATGATGGCCGTCCTTAGACGATCCTCGATGTCGAAAGGAAGGTTTCCGACCTTTTTGACATTCAAAGCAACGAACACAGGAAGCCCGACAGCGCGCTGGAACGTCATTGTTTCCACGTTGCCGGTGGTGGGAGACGTCACCTCGACCTTCACCCCGGTAGCTCCCGGTGGGTCAACCCATGTGTCTGTCTTGGTGCTATAGCGCGGATACATCGGGGTGCCTGGGTTGTATTTCGCATACATCGCTTTGCCGATGTCTGCATCCGATCCACCGTTCACAATTACCGCGATGGCCGTGTACGGAATCCCATCTGGATCCGTTGGCGAATCACTGTTGTTCTCCAAGATCTTGACGTCGGTGACCCCTGAGACGTTGGCGATGCTGGCCAGCATGTTGTCTTTCATGTTGCTGCCAGCCAGCGCTACCGAGTTGTTTCGGCGCGCCCTGAACTCAACATCGGACTCTGCCGCCTCACCAGGTGTGGCCTCGCCGTTGGTAACAGATGACCAGCCTGGGTAAGGAGTGCCAATGATGCTCAGCTCGCCGGCCCCAGCCAGAACTCTGCCAGAGGTCGAACAGGTCGCGAATCCCGTCGCGCTCTGGCTGATGCCGATAACGATGGATGAGGTTGTCAGCCAAAGCGTGTTGTCGATCTTGCTGCGAATCTGCGAAAGAGCTGGCAAGACCGTCCCGGCAGGGCCTGTGATGGTGATAGGCGCGACCGAGTAGGTAGCGGCTCGAATCTGCACGCCTGAGATTTTCCCTATGTCGCGCAGCGCCTCGCCCGTCGCGCTGTCCGGATCCTTGCTGCGGTAGGCCGCAACCACACCCTCGTCCAGGTTCGCCATGAGCTCGGCCTCAATGCCGACCAGCTCCCCATCCGGCGAGTCGGGATCAAGGTTCCAATCCGGATCGATGGCCAGCAGCTTTTGTTTGAGGGCCGCCAGGTAATCGTTGAGCGATTCGCCAGTGATGCCTTGATCTGTGATTTCAGCCATTAAACGATCGCCTGCACGTAGTTGATGTCTGCGCTGTCGCCATTCGAGCTGACGATCGTCGCGCTCACTGTGAGTTCGCGGGTTGCAGGGTCCGAGGTAACACTGAAGGCAGTCATGCCGGCGCAGCCCGGGGCAAGGAGAATCCGGCGACGGATGACCGCTTCGCGTGATGCGAGCCGTGATCCCTTGCCCAAGACGCTGCCGAACCAGTCGGTACCGTCCGAGGTATCAAGAAACCACTCTCCAAGGAAGAATTTGAGCCGCGTGCGCACGTTCTGGGCGACCTCTTCGGCGGTGTAGCCGGTCAGCAGCTTGTTTTGACCCAATGCCAGATCGCCGTCTGCGTCTAGTTTTCTGACTGTCATGGGATAGGTACCAAGCTTGTTCCATCGCCCGACTCGACGCCGGAGGTCCTGTGTGTTTTCAGGCTGATTTCGCCAGCGAACACATCGTTAGGGGTTGTGACCAGGCTTGCAGGGGTTATGGTTACGCCGTTGATGTTCACAGTGCCGTCGGCAGCGATGGTGATGAAGCCAGCTCCATTGCTAAGCGAGATGGATGCGTCATCTTTTAGCCACGCGTACATCGATCCGCTGTTATTTCTCAGCCGGATGCCGTTGTTAGCGAAACCAGTGATCGCGCCCGGGATCGAGCGGATTCCCGGCATGAAATAGGCGTCATTGATCGAAAATCGGCGTGGCTCCGACTTCACTGCAACGCCGCCTTGATCGACCCAGGAGTCGATGCACTCCTGCGAGAAGAGCAGAGCGCCCTCTGTTCCAGCATCAACCCTGCATTCAAGGGTCCCACCGGAAGCACCCCAGAACTGCACTGGCACATGGATGATCGGCCTGCGCTCAGTTTTTGCGCCTTGGCGGTCCTCCAGCATCAGTCCGATCTGGACTTCGGCCAGTTGGGTTGCAGGGTCGAAACTCAGAACGTGGCCAGGTACGCTGGTGCGTACGTTGTCTTTCAGGTACTCGCCGAATATCTCCCGCAGCATCTTTGAGAACTGCGCCTGCGTGCGCGACGAAAGCGGATCGTTCATCGAGTGGCCCTATCGGATATCCCAGACTGAGCGGCAGCGCTGAGGCGCAGACAGCTGATATGTGTTTCCCATGGGTCGCCGTGGGAGTCGCCCAGGTAGGCCAGAGAGTTGACCTTGTAGAAGCCCTCGCCGATGGTGCGCGGGACCTCGTAGAAATACGCCCCAGAGAACTCGAACTGAGGCGCCATCGACTCAAGCTTGATGGTGCTGCCGAGCTTCAGAGCCGGGTTGAGCACTGAGCGAATCCCGATCTCGGTGTCAGTCACGACCGGGGAGCCGATCATTCCCGTCGCTGAGCTGATGGTGTAAACCTGATTCGGCATGGCGAATCCGCGTTTGATGATCTTGATGGCGCCGTTTTCAACCATCCAATCAAACTGGAATGTCTCTGCCAGTTCATTCATGCACGCGGTCGGGCTGCCTTGGAGCACCGTGCCGCGCGACCGCCGCTTGAGCCCGGAGAAGTCACCGTAGAACCTGATTTCTGCGTTGAACGGCTCTGCGCACGCCTCGATGATCTGAACAGGATCTGTCTCGGCGGAAAGCGTCAGGTTGATGATGTTCTGGTCCCGCTCCTTGGCGGAGGACTTGCAGAAGAACCGAACGCCACGAGTAGAGCCGCCATCCTCCAGCACGCGCTGGGCGTTGGTGATCTGGCCGGTGAAGATGTTGCCGAACAGGCCCGCATAACCAGCATCGAACGAGATGAACTCGTACTTCTTGGCAATTCCGTCGCCGAGCATCTGCCGAGTGGTGTATGCCGAGACGTTGTAGATCGTGATTTCAGCAACGCTGAATGCGCCGCCGGCGAAGTGGATCACCTGGAACGTGACCCGGAGGCCATCGCCGGTGACATCCATTTCGTAGGTCAGAGACCCCGTTTCGCGACCGACCTTCAGCCGGTACCGGCGCATGTAGATTTCGTCAGCCATCGGACCACACCAGAATGTTCGTGATGCCAAGGTTGGCGGGCGTAGGCTGCTCGCCCTCCAGCACCAGGGACCCGTACTCAGTATCCGAAGGCGGATAAAGGCCGGCGAGCAGATCGACGTCTGGTAGCAAGTAGCGGCCAGCCGTGAGTGTGGCGCCCAGCGGCGTCAGGATGTTCACGCGAAACACGCTGAGCCGTACCATCCACTGGATCTCAATGGTGAGCGTGTTCTCGCCCAGCGCGGCGCTGAAGGTTTGGGCAGGAAGGGCCTGAACCTCGACCTTGTACCGACTCATGCGATGACCTCCACGGACGCCGAGCCTGTCGTGACCATTGGCGCGCCCTGAGTGGCAATTGGATCGTTCTGCGCCAGCTGGTCAGCAGAGGTGACGCCCTGGCCGACTTGGGAGCTGATGCGCCGGATCTCTTGAAGCTCGGCGATGAATATCAGGCCGTCTTCGTCTTCCGGGCGCGTTCTTTGATCAAGCCGAATGATGACCATCTCGGGCATGGTCTCGTACTCGGTCACCAGTTCGATGGGGGCGCGCGACTTGAGCAAGGCCGATAGCGCGCGCCAAGTGGTGGCCGAGCGTGTCTCGTCGCTGCCCGCAAGCAGGTAGGCCGATACCGCACTGATTGCCGCGCCAGCAACGCCGCCAACAGCCGAAGCGACTGCTCCAGCCCCCATCATCCCGATATCGTCAAGGCCAATCCCCAGCGGTGTGTTGGAGACGGCACCGGTCAGCAGGTAGCGATCAGGAAGCAGAATTGCGTGATCGTTGGCGTTTGCCCCGAACTCGACCGGGAACTGCGTCAGCTGGATCGCCTTGCTGGTGACACCCTCAAGCTTGGCATCGAACTCGATCAGGCCCAGAGCAGGCAGCGTTTTCGAAAAGATGCTCATAACGCCGCTCATGACGCTCATCGTTCTGGGCTCCTGAAATCTTCCATCGTCGACTCAGTGAGTCCGCTCAGCTGCTCGTTGTAGAGCTGCTTGACCTTTTCCGTGTCGGCGCCGTGGATATGGAACTGGCGGTTATCGGTGTAGGCAGCGGCTGCCGCGGCTGGCATGGCCTGCTGACTCGGGGCTTCTGCGGCCTTGGCCGGGGGCTGCACGACCGCATCCACTGAGTATTCCCGTGGCGGTTTGCGGTAGGAGTCGAGCCACGACTTGGTCTGGTCTAGAAAGCCTTCCTGCGGCTGCTCTGGCTTTCCGTAACCGGCGCGGAGCTTCGTCAGTTGCTCGTCGGTGACTTCGGGAGCCGCCGACTTGGTGTTGCCTGACCCCGCATATGACTGGGCCAGTTCGCCGCGGCGCTGCGCCTCACCTACACGGTCGGCCGGCCGCTCGTACTCAGATGACACGATTCCAGCGGCTTCCTGCGGGGTGGCGGCGAGACGCAGCTTGTCGCCGGCGGCGCGTTCCTTGCCCCGGGTCAATTCATGATTGATGAACTCCAGCTGCTCAGCGGCAGATGCCTTGCGGATGTCTTTGCCTGAGTACTTCGCGAAGTTGTCCTGGCGGTCCTTATGCCACTGCGCCAGGCCGTAAGCCTGGCCGCCGTCACCGACAGCATCCGACCGGAAGCCGCTTTCCTGCTCGATGTTCGCAGCGATACCCATGGCCTGCTCTTCGGTCCAGCCTTTCTGCCGGAAGAAGTCGATCGTCGCGCCCGCCGCTTCAGCACCGCCTTTCTTCAGGCGGTTGTTGAGCAGTTCACCGTCTTCGCCCTCATTCAGCTTGCTCGAATAGAGCACAGCGGCGGCAGTCCCGCCGGCAACTGCAAGCATGGACGCCCCGCCAGCCGCGGCACCTGCACCGGCAGCACCCGCTGCACCTGCCGCGCCGGTAGCAGCAGCGCCAGCACCGGCTGCGCCAAGGCCGACCAACGCCCGTAGCGCGGCCAGCCCCTTGAGCGCACTCGCTCCACCCATCAGCGCAACGGCTACCGACACAAGCTCGATGTTTTTCGCCAGACCGCCGAAGAACTCCTGCAGGCCTGAATCGACCAGTTCCTTGTTGTCTCGGTAGAAGGCGACAAAGTCTTCGGCCATTTCGGCGAAGGCCGGCGCCAGCTCACCTGCGATGGTGTTGCCGATATCGGTGAACACCTGATCCAGTTCGCTGGACGCCTTCGTCAGCCGGGCAGAGTCGTCGATCTGCTTCTGTGTCATCACGGCCAGCTTGCCGCGAACGTCCAGCTGCCTTTCGACCTCGGCGCGACCGCGCATCAGCAGGCGGACCGTGGAATCATCAAAGCCCAGCGCGTTACCGGCCAGACGCTGATTGAGCGGTGTCATGTGTTCGAACTCGCCTGCGATGTTGGCGAGCGCTTCAGCAGTATCCTGCGCCTTGATGATCACGTCGGGGTTGAGCCCGAGCTTGGCCACATCACCAAACCATCCGGTATCCCCCGTGATAGGGGATGCCATCAGGTCCTGAATCTTCTTCATTGCCGAAAAGGCGTCGGAAGCGTTTCCTCCCTGCGCTGCCAGAGCCTGGCCGAGAGCCTGCACGTTCTGGGTGCTGAGCCCGGTCAGCTTGTTGAAGTTGTTCAACTCGGTGCCAGCGTTCTTGAAATCGCCTACCACCTTGTCGATCGCGAGCTTGCTGGCCAGCACGGCACCGAACTGCAGGGCGGATCTGGTGAGCCCGCCGAACGCCGCGTCGGCCTTCTGGAATGACTTCTCGTCGACCTTGAGTCCGAGCGAGATAAGGAACGACTCCAACACCTTCACTGGCTGTTCTCCTGGCTATTTGGGGCGATTGGCTTCAGCCAGATGGCGGGCGTAGAGCATTTCATCCATGGCGAGATTGGCCCGCCGCACCCACCCGAGCGAGTAGGTTCCGTCCTGCAAGTCCTTGTAGGTGCACAGCGGCGGGCAGAGACCGGGAATCCCTATGCAGGGACGCCAGAGCTCCCAGTCGATTGCGGGGTTGAGTCGTTCTCCTGACTCTGATCCACCGCCTCGGCTGAATCGGTAGATTTCTGGAAGAGGGTCAGGAGTCCGGTAAAATCCTCGAACGCATTCCCCAGCGCCAGAACGACCAAGGTGAAGTAGGTCTTCAGGCGGCCGGAGAAGTCATTCAGCGTGAGCGGCGTGTTCTCGCCTTCCTTGAACAGCTTGCCCAGCATGCTGTCGCAGATGAAATTGAAGTCATCCTCCGGAACGCGCGAGAGCATGGTGCCGACGATGCTGCCAGCAATGGCGATCGAGGACGCGCCGCCTACTTCCGCCAGCGCCAGGCCACGAATCATGGGCTCGACGCCGTACTTGCCCAGCCGGAACAGCACGGCGCGCTGCTTCTCTGCGCTGGGCATGGCGAAGCGGTAGGTCACACCCTCGAACGAAATATTCCGAATCAAGGACTCAGCGGCATTCATACAATCACGCCTTTGTTGAATTCCATGACGAAGGTGGCGTCGTTCATGCCTGGGCCGCCGCGCGCCATGGACTTGCCGCGAGTCGCCACACCCTCACTGAACACCGCGCCTTCCAGGCCGGCAATTGAGGCGTAGGAGCCGGAGATTTCTGCCTTTGCAGTGATCTGCGCTTGAAGTGCCAAGGCCTGAGGACTGCCCGGCATGAGGTTGACCGTCAGGCGCAGGCCTGGGTTTTTCCGGTGGAAGCGCACGGCATTACCGCCGAGGCCGCGCGACAGGTTCGCTTGATCGTCGATCGGTTCGACGGTGAACGGCGGATCTGTACGGCCCCAGTCGTCCAGCACGCCTACGCCCGTGATGACCACAATCGTGTTTTCTACTGAGAGATCGCTCAAGGCCATGCTCTATTGCTCCTTAATCAACTTGAACCGTGACATCGACGGTATGGATGGCACCGGCCCGGAACAGGCGCATGGTGATGGGGGCGGCGGCGCGGGCAGAACGCTCGGCATCGCTGATGTCGAGGATGTCAGTCGCTACCGTCAGGATCTCGTAGCCACGGCTCAGAACCTCTTCGCCAGTCTCGTCGCTGGTGTAGGTGCGAGCGCCGAGATAGCCGTTGTCGATGAACTTCTCGCCGATCTGGGCGGCAGCATCGATCAGGATCTGCTGGCCTTCAGGTGTCTGCTTCACCTTGGTCGGAACCTTGGCAAGCGCGTTGTACAGGCCGACCGTGAGGAAATTCACGAAAGCGTCCAGGTTGAACACGTCATCGATGTATTCGCCGAAGGTCGAGGTCGTTTTCGAGTTGATGATGCGGCCGTTGTCGACCTCGCCACCGGTCTCAACCTTGGTGTAGAACACAGCGCCCTTCTGCTTCATGGCCGCGTATGCAGTCTTGGTCAGGTCTTCGGCGTCGATGCCCGGCAGCTTCTTGAATTCACCGGTGATGGTGGTGTTCGCCGCGTTGAAGTTCACGCGGCTGAACACTGCAGCGGCCTCGAATCCGGCGTACGGGGCCGTCGCGTGGCTCAGCACGAGCATGCGGCGCGAACCCTGCGTCACTGCTTTGCTGACGATGTCCGTCGACAGCGATGGATCACGCACCGCTGCCTGGCTGGTGGTGTAGGCGTAGAACTTGCCAGCAGCATCGCCAGCGCTCGCCAAAGCCAGAACATCAGCATCATTCGCGCGAATGGCTGTTTCGAACTCATACCAGTAGAACCAGATGCCCTTGTTGATCGCGTCGTTAATCGACTCGACAGGCGTGTCGTCCTCGAGGCGCAGATAGATGCGCAGGGATTTCGGCTTTGGAATCGCCGAGAACCACGCCAGCGCCGCCTTGTACGGGTCAGACGCAATGTTGAAGTCGACAGCTACCGCTGCAGCGCTGCCGTAATCGCGATAGCTGCCCTCCGCAAAGGTCGCATCGCTGGACGAGTCGAAATCAGCGAAGACCATGCCCGCGCCGAAGTTGGCAGTGCCGAGCCCGGCTGAACTGATCAGCGTGGTGATGTTGATGATGTCTTCAGCCGGATAAGCCATTTACTTCCCCTTGCGCGATCGCGCCAGATTGTTCGGTTTGCACGTTGAAACCGACGCGATAGATCCGCTGCACGCGGTCTTCTGCGATGGATTCACCGTAGAGGTAGAGGGTGAGCTGGGCTCGTTCTTCCATGGCGGCCTGATACAGGCCGGTCAGGTTGTTCACCGACGACACGCGCGACCATCCGAGCTTGTCGCGGCGCATGATGTTCTTGATGGGCTCACGCTTGTTTGCCTCGCTGATCGAGGCTGCGTACGCCATGGCGCCCGTGCGGTAGAAGTTCAGGCTGAAGCCCAGCGTGAATTGGGTAGCGACCCGAACGATGACGTCCTCATATTGAGGGTCGTCCAGTGCCGGCACGTTGCGCTGAGTGACGTTTGCTTGACCGAACTGCGCAGGGTCTTGCAAGCGAACCGCGCAATACGCCCCCGCTGGAGAAGGGCCGTCAGGGTCGCCGATGATGACGTGATCAGCAGGAAGGCCGGTCGCCGCGACAACGATGCGGCACACCGTCTTGCACAACGCTTTGGTATCAAGCATTGGCCTGGCCCTCCAGCTTGGATATTTCGTCCGGATCCAACTTGGCGATCACGGCCCGGCAGAAGTTGTGCCACGGCCTGAAATCGGTCGCAATGGACTTCCACCAGGTGGCAGGCTTGTCGGGCGTCTCAGCGAACACCAGGATGTCGGCGAGCTTTCCAGCGGTTGATGGCTCGATTCCCTTGCCGTCGTTGCGATGGATTACACGTACGTCGTTGATGCGCTCGGCGCCGATCTGCAGGAATTCAATTTCCTTGTCACTCACCGGCTGCACGTTCGCGTCGAAGGTGTCGAAGTAGACGAGGGTCAGCTTTTGCTCGAAGTCCACCACCGCGCTGGCGTAGCGATTGAGTTGCACGCCCTTATGGGTGATGAAAGGGCCGCTGACGTGGCCGCGCATGTTCAAGCCCATTAAGACTTCGCCCAATCAAGCAGATCGGCGTCCTCCATGCGTCCGGCTGTAAAGCGGAGGTTCGGGGAAGACTCTCGATCCATTTCCTTGATCAGGGAGAGTTCCTCGTCTTCGAACATGACGGAGATAGGCTGATCTTCTGCTGAATACCAGGTGTCGCCAATTTTGACTTTCATCAGATTCCCTCTTCGATAGGGTCGCTGCCGTCGTCAAGGACGTAGCGAATCGAGCCGAGCAGCCCCGCGTTGCCGGTGTCGATGAGAGGATTGTCAGCCCCTTTTTTGGCGATGGTCGACGCAGCGTTTGCTGGAGTGCGAAGGTCGATGATTTCTTTCTTGACGTGATCCTGGGCGAGGTTGCCCATCTTGTTCAGCAGCATGAGCATGGTCATGTCACCGCTGAGCACCTTGGGGATCATTATTTGTGCGAGGCGCCGGTACTGCGGCGCGCCCTTGTCGATGGCCGGAGCGAGAAACGGTCGCGCTGGGATATGGCCATCGGCAGAGCCGAAGTTGTTCACCGCTGCGATGGTGGCGATGTTATTGCCATCCTCGTAAGAGCCTGCGCCTTTGGGCACACCGACCAGGATTCGAGTGTCGTCCTTCAGCCGTTGCGCAAGATCCTTCAGGGCCTGCTCGACCTGCTGCTTGCCGATGAGGCTTACGGTGGGGGCGATCATACGCAGATGGCCCCCATGCCAGCCCGGTTAACCAGGTGCAGGTACTCAAGGCCATATGGGGTGAGTGCCAGTGCTGCCTCCCACGCTGTCAGCGAGGCGTTCGCAGCAGGAACCGCGTAAGACACGGATTCGTCTCTCACGCTCTTGCTGGACACTGCGTAGGGTGTTGAAGCGCTACCGTCCGACGAGGTTGCATCGGAGGTTGCTGCTCTCCACGTCAGGTAGTGAGCCGTGAGGGCGAACCATCCGCGCTGCAGGAAAGAATATGGCTGGTACAGGCCCCAGCGGCAGGCGCCGAGCTCACTTTTGGCGATGTTCAGCGCCTTGGTGATCTTGGCGTCCGACCATTTGACCGGGTCTGCGAACTCTTCGTAGAACTCGCGGAAGTCCGCGACGATCTGCGGCGTCACATCAACATTGATTTCTGCCACGTCGCGCACCTCTGAAATGAATAAGCCCCGCACTTGGCGGGGCTTCTGTGTAGCGGGTCAGACTTACTTCTTGGCGAGCGCCGCCTTCAGGTCCGTCTCCAGCTTCTGAGAACGAGCCTGTTCTTCGGTCAGCTTGTCCTGCGCTGTCTTGAGCTGGCCCGGCAGGTCCTTCAGGTCCGTCTCCAGCTTCTGGCGGCTGGACTGCTCGTTGAACAGATCCTCCTTCAGCTTGGCGTTCTCGGCGCGCAGTTCGTCGAGCTGGACATTGCTCTCAGGCGCGACTTCCGGAGCGCCGGTAACCAGCACGCCGTGCTCTTCCCAGAATGAGCCTTTCGCCAGTTCGTACTGGGCATCGGTGGTTTGCTCGCCGACGCCCACCGAGCTGCCATCCGACAGGACCACCGGATTGGCGCTGGTATTGGTGTAAACCTTCTTCGAAGTCATGTGACCTCCTTAGATGCCGTCGACGTAGGCGTGGGACAACGGAACGCGCAGCTCTGTACCAGCAGTGCGCACCACACCGGCCGCCTCGAAGCGCAGACCGCCGTGAGACGGGATAGGCGCGTTCAGGGTGTACGGCATTGGCAGGTGGAACTTCGCGAACTGAGCGTCTTTGGTGTACGCCATCATGCGGTCAGTGCCGCCGACGCCGGCGCCTGCAAGCTGCAGGACTGGCTCGAAGGTGATTCTCAGCACGCGCTCTAGATAGCTGATCAGCGTTTCCGAGGTGTTCGGGATGCGGAACGTGGTCAGACGACCGTACTGCGTCAGCGGGAGCAGGATGTGAGTCGGGCGGAAGATGCTGTTGGTCTGGACCGAATAGACCTGGAGGATCAGGTTGTTCAGCAAAGACAGCATGTCGCTTGCTGCCGTATCCGGGGCTTGGGCGAGGATCTGAGCGAAGGTCTTGTTCGCGCCGCCCAGCAGAGTGCCGGTAGCGAGTACAGGAACACCCGGATACTTGATCAGGCCGCCAGTGGTCAGCGAAGGCCAGCGCGCATCACCAACCATCGCAACGCGGTCGAGCCACTGCTCGGTCAGGGTGCGGGTGGCGATCGGCTTCTCGGCCAGGTAGTTGATCGCACCGCCGAAGCCCTGCGCGTTCGCCATTTCCATGGCCTTGCCGACTTCGATCTGGGTGTAGGTGTAGCCCAAGCCAGCCTGGACCACGTCAACGCCACCGATCTTCGATGCGATCTCAGCCAGCGGGAAGTCGTGGGACAGGTCGCCGATTGGAGCAGGCTCGCCCTTGTAGTCGAGGACCTTGAAGCCGATCGACTCGATGTAATCTGGAGCCGATGTGTCGACGTTCAGCAGCGTCGGATACCGGATTTGAGGGTACGGCTGACGCAGCACTTCCTGTTCGATATACGTCAGGTTGCCGATCAGAAAGCCCAGTTGCGCTTGGGCCTGTGCGTCCATTGTTCTCATGTGAGCGCTCCTTAAGCGGCAATGGTGGTTGGATTCAGGCCCTTGACCTGAATCAGAGCAAGCTCACCAGCAGCAGCCGAGGTGAGGAAGAAGCAACCCGGAAGGAGATGGTTGCCAGCGGTAGAGGCGTTGGTGAGCTCACCAGTGAGCGGAACCGCATAGACCTGTTGGTCCTTGGTCGCGCCACCAAGGGTCTTGACCCAGATGCGGCCGTGACTGACGCGGCTGGTTTCCTCACCGACGCGGTAGCTGCCTGGAAGGTTCGTGCTGCCCTGGCCTTGGCCGGTCACGTAGCTGGTGCTGACGCCTACGGTCTTGGCCACGGAGATGCCGAGGAAGAATCCAACACCTGCACCTGGCAGTGCATCACGCTTGGCGGCGGAGCCAGAGACCACGGCGCGAGCGAACGGGATGACAACGTCTGCCACACCGGTGGTGACGTCGGCCATAGACAGGTCATTGATCTGACCTTCGTAGGCTTTGCCAGCGTACTGGCCAAAGGTATCAATTGCGGTGGCCATTACTTTTCACCTCGCAGGAACTTGTCGTAAGCGGTGGAGCCGTCAGTTGTCAGCTTTGGAGCCTTGGCGGCGTCCTTCGCGAACTGGGTCAGGCTGTCGTTGGTTTTGGTTCCGTCGTCGTCATCGTCATCCTTCTCGTCCGCTTCATCGGCGGCAGCGTCGAACGCGGCAACAACGTAGGCCTCGGATTTGGTCGCCCAGTCGCGGGTCGGCTTCAGTTGCGCCATGGCGGCGCGCTTGATTTCCAGCGGGGAAACCAGGCCCTTGGCGTCGAAGGACTTCACGACTTTGGAGGCCAGAGCGATGGTGTCGAGGGTGGCTTTGACACGCAGGCCGATAGAAGCGTCAGAGGTGGCCTTTTTGGCTTCCTCCAGCTCTTCTTCGGCTGCGTCCTTGGTGGCCTCAGCCTTGTCTGCGCGCTCCGACTCTTCGTCAGCGAATTTCTGCAGGGCGGAAACGGCGTCTTCGACTACCGTAGCGGCCTCTTCGTCCAGGATGATGGAGCGGCTTTTCTTGGAGTCTAGGAAGACTTTCCGGGTCGCCATATGGGGGATACCTTTCGGTTTGTGGTCAAAAATGCGGGCGACCTTTCCGGCCCGCGCTGCTTGTACAACCGCGTTGTGGTTGATCTGGATGTCGCGCTGCTCGTACTCGTATGGCGTGCCGTCTGGGGCAACGCCGGGCGCTTCGACGTACTCGGCCAGGTAGCCGGGGGAAAGCTCGGCCTTGCCGGACTGGATGTCGTCGATGGCCGACTGATCCTTGATGATCATGTCGACGATGAGGTTGTCGCCATCCCGCTCGACGCCGCGTACGTGACCGACCGAGACCTCCTTGAAGGTTTTCGAATCGACCAGGTCTTCGGGGTGATCATTGGTGACGTCCTTGTCGAGGTACGTCGCCATGGATTCGGGGTCGAACACCTCTTCGGGGGAGCGGTACACGTTGACGATCCGCTCGGGGCCGTCCAGGTCCAACTCACTGGAGAGGTACTGATAAACCCCGGTGCGCGCCGCAATGCCCTTCACGCACAGGAAACCTTCAGGCGTGAGGGTGCGAGACGTAGGCGCGAACGTCTCGTCGATGGTCATTCTTTTCATGGGTTACCCGTTCTTATCGGGGAAGTAGTTCACGCCGGGGATCATGGATATGGCGACACAGCGGCAGAGAGGGTGATGCTTGCCTGGCTTCAGCTCGGTTTGTCCGGCCCACGTTGCACCGACACCGACCTTGTAGACTCCCTCGCCAAATCCGATGTCTTGGCGGGCTATGCCGTAACAACTGATCTTGGCGTTCGGGTATTTTCCCGCAGGGTTGCCAGATACACGCACGTCGCCGGCGTCCTCTGACTTGTAGTATTCGATCCCCGCTGCAGCCTGTCGCTTCTCGGTCAGGTCGGCGTTGATCTGTGACATCTGGTCTCGCGCAATCAACTTGGCGCGGCGGGCTGTGATGCCTGTCTGCTCCTGAATCTGCCTGGCTATGACTGATGGAGCAGCGCCACTCTTCATTCCGCCCAGCACGATCGTTTCCACTTTCTGGAAGTACTCGGCCTTGACGGACTTGATCAGGTTGACGTTTTCAGCGATTGAGGCTTCCAGATAATCCTGCATGCCTTTGGGCCGCGTGATCAGGTCGAAGTCGATACCGACAGCACGGTTGATCGAGTTGCGGAAGTCCTCAGCGTTATCGGCCTCGGCGCGACTTATCGTGCTCGCTGCCACCCGCTGAACCTGCGCATCAAACAGCGGCGTGACGAATCGCTGTGACACGCTGCGAATCGCCTTCAGAATCTCTTCAGTCCAGCTGCCATCGAGTGTCATGCGACTGTCAGCGATGTAGTCGGGCTTCAACCGTTTCAGCTCAGGCTCGACGGCGGCAACCAGCTCACCCGCCATCAACCGGACCATCGCTCGAAGCTGCCCACGATAGAACTGCTCCGCGTCCTTGCTCGGCAGGACCGGTTTAGGGGCTCGGGGTTTCCTTGGCCGTTTTTCCATCAGCGTCTTGTTCAGCGCCGTCAGTTTTGCCAAAGGAGAAACCCGGGAGGCCGTCGCCGTCGTCACCAATGCCATCAGCCTGATCCTTCTCTAACTTCTCTTGCGCGGCGATCTGCTCGTCGGTGATGGCGTAGGTGCCTTTGGCCTGAGCTTTGCGCATCGCATGGCTTGGTTTGATTACGCCGTTCTCGATGTACAGAGCATCAGCCTGAGCTTCCGCCAGATCCTCCTGAGCCTGCTCGACACCAGAGGTCTGAGCCAGCGGATTCCATTCGAACTCGATGTCGTCTGGGTAGGTGCCCAGCGCGGAGCGGATCAGCACCTGATCGAGCGCTTCGAGGTCCAGGCGCATCTGGCCGTCCTGCTTGCCCTTGATCGTTCCGTGGTAGGTCTTTAGGTCGCCTTCGCCATTGGCGCTCAGGCCGGAGGCTGATTGCCCCCAAAGCTCGGTCACCGGCATCTCGGCGGCGCCTGCCGTCCACACCATGAATTGCTCCATGATCGAACTCAGGCCTGAGAACGCGATGCTGTTGCGCTCGTACGTCTCGCTTTCCTTGTCCAGCAGGCCCAGGTTAACGATGGACTTGAGCATGCCGAACATTCGGTAGCGCTCGGTCACGTTGTCGCACTGGGCGCTGGCAAGCGCTGCCTTCAAACCACTGACGCTGATCGTGTCGACGTTGGCTTCCAGCACCAGAGAGGCAATGCCCCCCTTGGTCGCAACCACATCGCGCAGGTCTGACATGCAACGACGCAGACGACTGTCACCCCAGCCCTGTTCGAACTGACGCATGCGCCGCGGCAGGCGAGCACCCGTGCGGCGAATGATGTGACTGTGATGAATCTTCTGCTGCCCGTTCACCATCATGTAGAACTCTGGGAGCATCCAGTTCGGCGCCAGAGGGTTGGTGAAGTTGAACTCGGTCGGCTGAATGTCCCAGCGGTCGAACACCACCAGGTTCTTCAGCCCGCCCTTTTTGATCTTGTCGAGGTTGAGCGGTTGGCTCAGGTCCTGTCCGGTCACCATCAGGATCGCAGCACCACCGTACAGGTCAGCCCAGCAGCACGTATCAAGGTAGGCCTGTTGCACTCCCAGGCGGCGCTCTTCGTTCGCAATCTCTTTGGCCTGCTTGCCGCTGAATGCACGCCACTCTCTCAGGGCGTCCTCGTTGGGCTTGTCCACGATCCGGCGTGCGAGCCAGTTCGATTGATACGCCGCTTCCAGCTCATACGGTGTGACGAACTCGAAGCCGAATTGACTGTGTGAGCGCTTGTCCCGGTTGGTGCCGATGTTGGCGACCATGTTCGAGAGACTGTCGGTTGTGATGACTTGACCAGCAGTTACCGGGATTCGCGGTTTTTGTGTGGTCATCGACTGTCTACCGCCTTGATGCTGATTCCCTTAAGCGCAGTGTTTGCCACCTTGTCGTAGTCGGGCTCCAGGCCAGTGATCTGACTGAGCAGGACGACTGCGTTGATGTATGGCATCACCCACCAAGATTGCTTGATGGTGAGCATCATTGCTGAAGCTGCCATGTGATCACCTCGCGCCACGAAATGGACGCATCTGAATTTGTGGCGCGAGTTATTCGTTAACCGGCGGTTCGCGCAGCTTCGATTGCTGGATCACCCGGGACACCGCGACAGCAATGCTGAGCCCCATGTTCACGACAGCGAACACCAGTGGATCAACTGCACCCTGAAATACTGACCACCCCGCCGCTGCCGCATTGAGCACAGCACCGGCCACCGCCAATTGCACACTGGTCATTCGCCAGGCCTTACGCCATTCAGGGATGAGGGCCATGTTCTGCGTCCGAGGGAGTGAGTTTTTCGAGGCTTTCTGCGTAGCGCTTCCAGTCGTCACGGCTTTTCGTCACGCGGCGCAGGGCGGCCTTTGGTGGTTCGGGCTCAGGACATGCGGACGGGGCAGACGTGAACCGGAAAACCGTTGTCTTGTGCTCGGCTGGTTGCCGGGTTCGTGTGTCTTGCTGTGCGCAGCCGGCAAGCAACAGCACTACAACCAGTGCGCACCTCACTTTGGCCGTCCGAACGACTTGACCATCTCGGTGAGCGAGTCCAGGCGGAAGTCTTGGCGCTGGTCGGAGCTACGCAGGGTGTCGATGAACTTGTCACCGGCATCGCGCGAGCGCTCAAGGGAGTCCACTCGTTGGGTCAACAACGCCTGGCTGGTCTGGTAGGCGTTCAGCGAGGCTTGAAGCGTGGACAGCGAGCCCACGACATATACGAACGCGCCAATCGCAGCGGCAGACAGAATTGTCTGGAGGACAGGCACGACGATTTTAAACACCGTGCTGTCAGCGATGCGGGATACGTCTGTCATGGGCTTTCCGGAATAAAAACGCCCGCGAGGAGACGGGCAAAGGAGCGCTGGAGGAGCAGCACGATGGATTCAGGGACGAATAAGGCCCTCGCTGAACATGGCAATCAGAGGTTCCGAGGGATTAGGGAAACAGATACATCCGGGAAAGCATCCACTGCGTAGCGGCTTTCCTCGGAGGTACAAAAAAGCCCGGCATGGCGTCCGGGCTTTTTCTTGCCTTCAGGCGTATTCAGCAGATCGGCAGCGCGAAGCTTTCGGGCTTTGGCTTGGCCGAGGTCATTTCGAAGTGATTGCTGGATGCCCGCAGATTGGACTTCAACTGTTCGTCGGTGGACTGGCTGCCCGCTCGCCATGAAGCGAGGGTCATTTCCAGACGCTTGAACGCCACACCCTGCGGCTCGCCCATGGTGCGAACCATGTGATACGCGGAGGTTACCGGATCGGCCAGGGCGGTCAGGGAGAAACAGGACAGGCATGCGGCGAGCGCAAGACCCAGGTACATGGAGAGTCGCTTAATCATTCGGCATTCCTCGAGGTTATTTTCGTTCGCCCACAAAAAAGCCCCGCACGATGGCGAGGCTTTGGGTTGCGTTTGCGCTGGGGGTGATTTGCGCACTGTGGGAAAATTACCCCAAAACCCCCACCATGGCAAATAGTTTATGCAGCATGTTCCGAATTCTCTGCATGAATGACCTGCCAGATCGGCTGTTGAGCCTCGATGTCTACCTCGTGGATGGCTTGGCGCAGGAAGTCCCAGATCTCCAGCCAGTCGCGATTCCAGTGTTTTGGCTCGATGGTGATCCCGTACAGCTTCTGCATCCCCTCCGCTACCCGTGCTGGCCCCCATGCCGGCCCACCATGTACCTCGGCCTTGTACGATTGCAATGCCACCGTGATCATGCAGTGGACCTTCGCGCACTTGGCGTCGGCCAGCGCTGAGAAATCCACTTCGCTCCAAATCAGCTTCTCGGCGTTGAGCATGTGCACGGCCGTCATGCATGGGTGGTAGAGGTAGTGCCCGAACTGCTGCACCTGGAACGGCAAGGTGTCGATGGCGCGGAGCACCTTACCGATGGTTGCCAGGTGAGCGGCACGCGCGGTTGATCGGCCGATGGGTGTCCGGCGAGTCTCCGAGATGCTGATTCGCTGGCGAACGACCTGAATGCGTTCCTCCTTGTCATCACCCAACGCAGCGAACACAGCCTCCCGGCGTTTTACCCGCTCAGTCCTGACCTTGGTTGCGGTCTCCGCCTTTTCAGCCGCTATCGCGCTAATGGAGGCATTTGATTCGTGCTGTGCGTCCGACCATGCCTGACGCGCTCCGATAAGTCTCATGCTGCTGCTCTCCCCTTCAGCTCTTTGGTCTTTGCCCGGTACAGGGCCTTGATCTCTTTCAGGTCGTCCACGGTGTATTTCTTCACCGACTGATCCGACTCCAGTTCATCGACTGCGGCCTGGCCGATGCGGTCAATGAGCCCGATCCGATAATCCACGGCATTGCCCGACAAGAACCGATTGTCCTGTTTGCTTTGGGCGTGACAGTTGCGCTCGTCGAAGCGCAGGTGCGGCGCTGAGCCAACGCTGCGGTAATGCCCGGCGTCTACGGCGTTCCCGCTCCAGTCCAATGGCTTGCCGCTGGAGATGCACAAGTGCCCGGCCAATTGGTCACGCCAACGGATGAACTCGTTAAACGCCTGCTGAGCCTCGCGCAGATGATCGCCGCGGCTCTTCAGCTTCTCCTTGCGCACCCTGATTTCTTGACGGTTCAGGTCTGCCAGCGCCTTGCGGGCTTTCTCCTGATTCGCTGGGTTCTTGGCCTCAGCCAGCGCGCAGGATGGGCTGCACACCTTCTGGCCGAGGCGTTGAGGAATGAACGCGGTCCCGCATTCGGCATTCACGCAGCGCTTCTTCCGGCGTGCCGGCGGCGACTTCTTGACTGCCTGTCCGATCACAGCCCACCCCCGAACTGGCAGGCCGTTGGCTGGGCGTGATACCCAGCTTCCAGGACGGTGACGAGGTGACTTATGAGGGACTTAATGGTCTTCATGCCGACCTCCAGATCTGCGAACGGGTCTTCTTGCCATTCTTCTTGGCGTCGCGAATCACTTTGCGCAGTTCTTCCTGCCCTTCTCGCAAAGTGATTTCACCGGACTCAATCCTCTTGACGAGGTCGGAGCGGTAGGATGTGCTGTCTGCGACGATGCCCTGCTCTTCAGCGATCTGCAGCGCAACACGCTTGTCGGTGCGTCGGTCGTACCAGTCGCGGCGGCTCATGCTGGCACCTCGCGGGATTTGGCCTGGTCCGGTGCGAAGTCACCGCGCAGAGGCATGAGCCGAGATTCTTTGCATGGCCCCTCGTCACAGAAAGTGGATTTACCGCTTGGAAATTTGACAATCTCTCCAGAGCAAATCCGCACCCACCACAGCCTTACACCGGCGCTGTTGAATACGTTGAAGTGCTTGTAACTTCCCGACTCTGTGCCCAGATACTCAACTAGCTCTACAGTGGCGCCTATCAGTTGCGGAGCGTCCGAGCTTTTCAGTATCGCCAGGTCGCCCGCCTTGAATTGATTACTCATCAGTACCGGCCCTCCCACAGATCCTTCTGCGACCAGCGCACCTGGTGCTCGGCGCCGAACGCTGAAACCCACTCGATCAACTCGGCGCACTTGCTCACGGTGAGCTTGCTGGTGCGCTCGTACAGGACGTCGATGCCCTTACCGTCGATGGCTGGGATCATCTGGATGGTTTCGCCGCTCTCGCGCAGCCAGGCGGCGGTGCAGAGACGCTTCCATACCGTCACGTCCCATTTGCGGCCGGCGTGTTCAACCTGGCGGGAGATATCGGCCAGCATCGCGTGGAGCTTCTTGTTCTGCTCCCCGTTGCGGTCAGGCTCCTTGATGACGATGAGCTTGGGCTTGGTGAAGTCGGTGCCGCGCAACACTCCGAACAGGCGGCTGGTGTCTTGGGCGTTTTGCATGATGATCTCGATCATGACTGCGCCTCCTTGCTCATGGCGGCGTCGATGATCCCTTCGATTGAATCGCAGTAGCCGTAGATGTCTTGAACATCGTCATGCCCGTTCACGCAGTCGCGTACAGTCTCCCGGATATTGCCGTCGACCTGGGTCATGACATTCATCAAAGCCTTGCGCAGCGCCTCGTTCTCGGCCTTGAGCTGGTCGCGCTCAGCCAGGGCCGTCTTGGTTCCCATTTTCCGGCCTTCGTCATAGCCGGATTGCCAGCTATTCGGGTCGGCTTTCAGCGTGGCAACCTGAGCTTCCAGCCGCTCCTTCTCGACAAAGACCTCCTGCGCGCATGCGTGAAACTGCCGGCGCGACATTTCACTACCCATGGCTAGCTTGAATGGCATTCCGATAACGCCTCTGGTTATCTCACTCATCGGAACATCTCCTGCAGATTCGCAGGCGCAGTGACCCGCTGAACTTTGTGGTGCAGGCCATACCCGGCTACCACGACGATGATGGTCAGGACTACCCAGATTCGGTTGGTCATGAGGCCACCCGCGGCGTTAGCTTCGATTCCGCAGCCACCCGAATGAAAGACGCTGCAGTCGCATAGATGGCTGCCAGAATTGGGAAGCCGGCATAGACCAAAGCAGCGACGTAAAAGGTATGCACGAGGATTCCAAATGCCTTCTTGTAGAGCGACCGGCCTTGGATCTTCTCTGCAAGATCCTGAGTCATGCCGAGACACCCGAGGAACAGAAACGCAACCATGATGCTGACCATCCAGAAGGCGAACGTCCTCACGTCAGCGCCGCCCAGCACCAGGCTTGCAAGCATCGCTACGTCCATTACGCGCGTGAAAACTTGAGTCGATTTCTTCATACGCACCCCCTGACCAGACGAACGTTGGTTGGCCCTTGCGCCGCCCGACGCTGGCTGCCGTCATGGCGCACAAGGCGGTTATCCGCACCCTTGGTCATGAGCGTCATGTCGTGGTAGTTCCGGGAGACCTGGAAGCCCTCAGACTTGAGGGCATCAATTGTCTTTTGTTGGTTGGGGGTCATGGGCGGGCCTCCTCTGCCTCTGCGCGATCGATGAGTGAGTCAAGACGCGACATCGACAGGGCGAGCATCTGGTCGTAATCGTCGTCACTCAAAACTGGAACGCTCACATAGCGCACCCGATGATTCGTCATGGTGACTGCCAGTTCGAGGGCTTGACGCGCCTCCACTGGGGTTGCGAGACGTACAGTCATCACGAAGCCCTCCGAGGAATGCGCGCCGAGGCCCCTTCGAACACCAGGCCAATGCCCCGCCCTTCGCGCAGACGATCCACACTGCGATCACCCAGCACGGTGCCGAGCTCCTTGGCGTCGATGTTGGAGATGACGATGGTTGGCAACTGCTCCTCGTACCGGCCATTGATCACGGCGAACAGGGTTGCCAGCTCGAACTCGGTGGGCTTGGTGGCGCCCACCTCGTCGATGATCAGCAGCGATGGTTCGACCAGGCTGGCGAATGCTTCAGCCTCGGTGTAGGTCGCCTTCTCGCCGTAGCTGCCCTTGATGTACTGCAGCAACCCGCCGACGGTGCGATACACGGCTGTTGCCTTGTGTTGCACGATCACGAAGCCAGCGATGGCCGTGGCCAGATGCGTCTTGCCAGTTCCGGGCGTGCCGGTCATCACGATGCAGCGGCCGTCAGCCATGTGCTGCGGGAAGTTGTCGGCGTACTCGATGCACTTCGCGAGGTTAGCTTTCTGGTCGGCGGTCTCGGCTCGGTAGTCCTTGAAGTTCTTCCCCATGAAACGTCGAGGAATGAGGGAAGCCCCCAGCTTGCGCTCCAAGCGCTCTTCGGCGATTCGTGCGTACATCAGGCGCTGTTCTTCCTGATCGCGCTGCAGCTGAGCATCAGCGGCGCAGCCGGGGCAACCGGAGGCGACATCAGAGTTCTTCCGGATGATCGCGGCATAGGCGCCGTGGCTTGGGCATTCAGCGGCCTGCTTGGCAACCACACTGAAACGACGCTCGATGTCGTTCACGGTCAGGTCGACCTTCGGGGATTCAGAAGTCATAGGTGCCATCCCCTCGAGCGGTGAGCCCGGCCTTGTAATCGCGTTGGTCGAAGCCGGTGTGGCGACTGGTTGGCAGGTGATGGACGTTGCTCGGCGCCTGAACCTCGTCCTCCCAGCGCTTGCCATTGAGCCAGGTTGCCGGGTGCGGGATGAACTGGCCGTTGTCCTTGGTCCAGCCCGGCGAGACGCACTGCTTGGCGAGACCTTGGGTGATCAGGGCGAGCAGGTCTTCAGTGACCTTGAGTTTCTTCCACGCTTTCTCGGCGGCTGCCTTGCCCTTCTTGTTCGGGTAGAGCTTCCAGAACTTCGGGAACAGGTCGGCCGCCGGCGCTGGCGCCGAAGTCTTTTGATCTTCTAATGGTTTATGGTTAGTGGTTAATGGTTCTTGGTTAGGTGCCGGTTCGTGCACGAGTGGTGCACGGTTCGTGCTGTTTGAAGCACGCTTCGTGCGCTTGTCTGCTTCGCGCTTTTCGGCAATTTCTTTGTTTTTCAATGCGGTAGCGTGGTATGCCGCTACTTCGTCCCGAATGCGGGCCTGCACGTAAAAACCATCAACCACCTCGAAGAATTTGCGCAAAACAAACTCAACAGCTGCGATTTCCTCGTTGTTTTTGGCCCAGCACCAGTCGATCGCCTCATCCATGGTGGGGAAGCGTTCACGGTCGTAGCACGCATCGAGCAAGAGCGTGTACGCCCCGTGCTCAAGCATGGAAAGGCGCCCCGCCTTCTTGTGGTAATCACCGATGTTTCGCTTGAAGTAATGCATCATGCGACCTCCCTTTGATGCTTGAGGGCCGCATTGACGAGGCGCTTTTTCGCGTTGTTCACTGCACTGCGAGCGACATCCTTTGCTTTGAACTGGTCGAAGCAGAACACTTCAAGTTGCTCGTACATAGGGTTGTCGCGAGTCACCCTGGCGTGATCGTTGTAAGTCTTGTCGAACAAGGCCATGCGATCCAGCAAGGCATACTTGGCAGAGCGCAAGGCATTGAGAGCCTTGGTGTATTCAATGGCGCGCAGGCCGACGGTCTCTAGCGAACTCATTGGGACGCCTCCTCTGAGAACTTGGCGTAGAAGAACTGCTGATCCCATGTTTTCTTCATGGTCAGGCGCAGATCCAGGTAGAGGTCGTGCAGCTTGCGAGCACCGGTCTCCAGCATTTGCAGGTCATAACGGATGAGAGGCTTGTCGAAGCCCTCGCCGTCGATCTTGCGCGGGCGTTCCGTCAGCAAGAGCTGGCTGCGAGCCTTGGAGGTGGTGCGGTATTTAGGGCTACGGTCAGGTTCGCTCTCGGCGTTGTAGATCCAGCCCAGCTCTAGGAGGGTCGCGTTGATCTTCTGTGCGTTAACGCCGTTCAGGCGCTTCACGAACTGGCTCGGGGTTTCGCCGGCCATGAACAGATGCTCAAGGCTTTCGATCTTCTTGGCCTGTTGGTCATTCGCAATCTGGAGAACAGCTGTTTGCTCGATCTGGTCGGCATACAGGCGCAGCGTTTCGGCGTAGGAAGGGAGTGCGATGGCTTGACGGGCGTCGACCTCATTCAGCTTTGAGACGACCTTGCGGCGGACAGACTTAGACTCTCGCATCAGCACATACATGCACTGATCCTTCGTCAGTTCCAATTCAGTCGACTCGGTATTGTTCAAATTTTGCACTACAAAAGTTTTGTAGTGCTCCCCTTCTAGCTCGTCCTTGCAGCGAGCGACGAAGACATTGCGCCTAACCTCGCTCTCGCCGAACTCAGAACGGGCTTGGTTTACCAGCGCCAAAAGCTCAATGGTGTTCATGCGCGCCACGAAATCGTTGATCCCGTTTCGTGGCGCGAGGTGCTGGGTATTGCCTTGTTCGTGAAGTTGCATATATGATCCGTCCATCAAGTGTGTTGAAAAGGCCGGGTCTCTACCCCGGCTTTTTTTCGTCTTGAAAAAAGGGTTAGCCCCTTCTGTTTCCACAATTAGCCCCGTTCGAGGCCCTTTTTGTGTTCTGTAAGGTGGATGACCGGAGAAGATCGCTTCATCTGCTCCAATTGACGCTGTAGCGCCAAGGTCCTTCCCGCCTCCAGGTATTCCTGCGCGGTTTTCTCAAGGCTCCATCCGAGTTCGGCGCTTAACTGCCGAACCTCTTCTTTCGCCCCCTCTTCCAACGCATCGAATGTCATTTCGTGCATTGGGCCTCCAAAGGCCCGTCAGGCCGTCTTATCCTGCTCACTCAGGTCGTTCATCTCGCGGATCAGCTCAGCGGCACCAAGGCGACGCGCCAGAAGTGAGAGGTCGTGGATATAAGTTGCCAGCTGCATGCCGGCGCGCTTTGCCTCCATCCGCAGGTAGCGCAAGTCCTCCGGCTTGTAGCGGAGCTTGCAAACCTCACTGCGTTTATGGGCGGGGTTGTCGTAGGCCATCGATATCTTTCCTTTGTGGCTGATGAAATGGTTAAGCGGCAGTAAGGGATTGCTTTTCAGGAGGGAACGCATCATCGAGTCCGCATTTGGCCCCTAGAGCGTTCAATGCCTTGACGATGAGGCGGGCCTCGCTAAGCCCAGGGCTTCGCAGGCCGGATTCGTAGTTCGCCAGGCGGGACTGATTCCAGCCGAGCGCCCGGCGTAGCGCGGCCTGAGTTACCCCAGCCCTCTCGCGGATCATTCGGACTTGATTCATTTGGTGCTCCTCCATAGTTGAACACAGGATAAACACGCATCGTGTTAAAGGCAAACACAATAAGTGAAAGCCGGTTATTTCATTTCGTGATGAAATCCCGCGCATGAACGAATCTTTAGCGCAACGCATCAAGCGGTTGAGAAAAGCGGCCGGCCTCTCACAGGCTGAACTGGCCGAGGCTTGCGGCTGGAAGTCGCAATCTAGGGTGGGAAATTACGAGGCAGGTACTCGGGAGCCGACACTCGCGGATCTCGCGGCGATTGCTTCTGCAGTGGGGGTGCCCGAGTCAGAGATTATTCTGAATACTCCCCTCGCCACGCCAGTCATAGCTCAGTCAGTGGCAACAGGCGCGGTTGATATGGTTCGCGAGATGCTCGCCCAAAGCGGGAAATCCCTACCGATCCACGTAAAGCAGAAACTGTTGGCTGCGGCGGAGGCGAACTCTGAGCAATCAAGCAACGTGGTCTCTGCTGATTTCTCTGGGCTCCGAGTCAAGCCGGATGAGGTGCTCATTCCGCAGTACGACATCCGTGCAGCCATGGGGCACGGCCAGGTACCTCCGGACTACAACGAGACGATGCGAAACCTGATCGTCCGTGAGGATGTGCTGCGCGAGAAGGGCGTGACCTACACGGCGCTGAATGCCTTGGCAGTCATTACTGGATGGGGGCAAAGCATGGAGGGCACCATTAATGACAAGGATCCAGTGATCGTAGATCGCGGGGTTACGGAGTTTGTCGGCGATGGAATCTACGTGGTCACCTGGCATGGCTTGCTGTACATCAAACGTCTGCAGATGGCAGATGAAGAGCATTTCTGGCTGATCTCGGATAACGAGAAGCACAAGGATCAGCAGGCCAGAATTGACGATGTAACGATTCACGCGAAGGTTCTACTGATCTGGAACGCTCGAAAAGCCTGATAGCTCCTCAATAAAAGGCCCGCCATTGGAGCGGGCTTTTTTGTGCCTGCTAGAAAGGTGTCGGCGCCTCCGCCAGCTCCACGTCATCAACCTGGACCGGCCGATCATCATCACTGGCCGCTTCCCACTCCAAGGTTATCGATTCTTCCTCGTCGTTTATCGTCAGGTCGATGCCATCTGTGTCTGACAGAACCCCAAGGATCTCGTCCCACTCCCGCTGACCGTCCGTGTCCAGGCGATGAATCGTCACCCGTCTATCCAGCTGCGCGACGGGATGGTTGACCATGTTCGAGACCCTTATTACCAAGCGTTCCATGCCAGTCATGGGCTTGGTTTCACGTTGCTGTTTCTGGGGCTTTGCCATCAGCTACTCCTTGATTGCTGTATGCATATACAGTTGTTTCGAAAAGCATATCCCACCTTTGCAGAACACGTCACCAGCTTTTTCATCTGTGTTTATTTCAAATAAAATCACATTACGTGTTGACGAAATAAACACGATGCGTGATAGTTCACCCATCGCAGCGACAAACCAACGGTGCGACAGGGCCTCTTGAGACCCGCCGCTCTTTAACAACCAGCGCCATGAACGACTACCCGGCCACACCGGTTAGGTCACTCCCGGCACCATCGGTGGGAGGTCAGTAAACCGAAGGAAACAAACCGCTGCGCTTGTGAGGCGACCGGCGCCAGATGAAAGCCATTGAGGGGCTCAGTCTGGCGAGGTGATGACCGAACTGTGCGAATGACCCTGA